CCGGGCTGTTGCATTTGTGGACCCACAAGTCAGGGTGGCCGTTGAATCCACATATGAGGCGATATTGGCGCCAAGGGTCACATCCCCGTAAAAAATGAATGTGGAGGAGTATGTGAAAGCCCCGCACGTCAACCCGCTGAGGTCCCAGTTACGGACGTTCGTACTGCCTTGTCCGAAAGTGTTTGCGCCCATGTTGGCCGAAACCACAAAATTGTGTGCGTTAGTCTCAGTAAGTCCAGTGTTGTTATTGACAAGGGAAACTACCGCAAACGCGCCTGTGCCGGAATATGTGAGCACTCCGGATCCGGTCCATGTGTAGTTCGTGGCGTTTGAGAAGTTAAAAATGCCACTGATATAGCCGGAATTGGGTGTGATTGTGAACGAGCCGCCGGTGCCGTAGGTCAGATTTTTTGTTTCGGCTGACGTTAAAAGATACTGACCGGGAAAGGTCAGGGCGAATCCATTTAGGTCAATCGTACCCGCTACCAAAGTCCATTCTTGCGCGGTTGTTGAAGTCCAATTGTTTTGCAATTGAAATTTGGCCCCGGCAGCACGTGCGTTGATATATGGGCGGACTCCCGCATTGTATGAAGTTGGACAAGTCCAAGTCGTGGTGCCCGCGCCCTGAAAATTAATCGTGGAAACGCCGGACATAGTAATGTTGGCATTTACATTTATGCCGCCATTCGTTCCGCCCATATAAAAGAATTGGCTATTCAGGGCAATCGTCAAAGACAGGGTTCTTGCGCTGCAATCCAGCGTGGAACATGCCATTTGCGCATTGGTCGTGAGTGTTAGGGTTGTGCCGGCCGCACCTGTGTTGTTATCAATGATAACGGTGTCTTGCCCCAGGGGGTAGTTGTTTACAGACGCGCCGCCGCCAGATGTAGTCGCCCACCGTGTGGTAGCAGTCCAGTTTCCGGTGCCGCCCACTGCATAAACAGTCTTGGGGGTTGTAAAAGTTACGCCAGTACAGTTGCCAAAATCGCCAATACTGGTGCCTGTGACCGGCGCGCCGGCGCCCGTAAAGTTACAATTGCGGATGTTTACATCGTTAAAGTTGTATGTGGCGGCACTTATTGTATTGTTGGGGGCGGCAATGTCGGCTGAACAAAAAAACGTCCGAGTTGCACGATCGACCGAAGCAGTAATAGAGAATGTGCCTGAGCAATTGACAGAAACTCCGGAAGCCAGTTCGACACGTATGTAAGATCCGGGACTTGAAACGGTTGGACCATTGATTGTTAGATTTCTACAATTTAGCGTAGTGTTAAAACCGGTAGGGTTGGTGGAAGTAGAGCGGGTAATAACTACATCATACCAAGTAAGACCGCTATTCCAGTTAAGGGTGGTGTTGGTGCCGGTTGAAACGATCGTCGATGTTCCCACGTTGAACGTGAGATTAGTAATGGTGCCAAAACTGACTGAAAATAAGCTGTTGCCAAGGGTAATGGTGGAAGACCCGAGCGTGAGTGTTCGCACGTTCGAGTTGCTACTGCCAATGCCGCCGGTCACGATATTAAAATTTGCGGTGTTTAATGACCCCGCGGTAAGAGTAATAGTGCCGGAACCTTGTGTTAAGGCACTTCCCAGGGACCACCCCCCGCCCACGCCGTTAAAAACTATGTCTACGCTGCCGAAGTTCACCCCGTTGGTGGTAACGGTCTTTCCTGTGGTGGTGGCAGTAAAGTTGATCGTGGATGCGCCTGAAACAACAAAGTTTGTTGCCGGAAGCGTCATGCTCCCGAAAACAGTCAAGTTGGAACCCACTGATAGGGTCATCGTGCCGTCAAGCGCGCCACCACCTCCGCCGGTGGTGAAGTCACCGCACGCCGCGGATGTGCCGACGGTGACCGTGAATGCGCCGGTGCCGGTGTTGCTATTGGCGTCGAAGATGACGTTATCGGCAGTCGTGGGCGCGCTCGCGCCACTGGCGCCACCACTGGTGGCTGACCAGTTGGTGGTGCTAGTGTTGTTCCACGTGCCGCTGCCGCCGACCCAATACCTATCAGCCATTAGACCACCTCTTGCGGATCAACCGGTTGAGACATTGCCACGATTTGATTGAGCCAATTATTGAGACGTTCCTGCTTCATGGCATCAATCTCCTGGTCGGTGAGCGTGTGATCATCCGGCAAATAAATTGCATCCCGGAAAGTGCCATACTGGGTGTTATACTCAAAAATGATCTGCTGCATTTATGCCTCCGTGGAAACAGCCACGCAATCCCAACGCGCTGCGTCGGTATTGTAGATCAAACCAACATAGGTTGTTTTGTTCACCACCGTGGTTGTTGGCAGCGTAGCGCCGACCGATCGATATGTCTTGGCAGAACCCGAAGCCCAGGTCAAAGCACGCGCGGTGCCATTGTCCAATAGCCGGATAATCAGCTTCTTGCCGTTCGTGGGCGCACCAGTATCGGCGTTGATGGTCAGCGCCGTGCTCTGCGCGGTGGCCGCGTACATATCGAACGAATCGCTATTCGGCGCAAACGGCGACGAAATCGACGCGGTGCTGCTGACGTTATAGGTCGGGGCAGCGCCGGTCGCGCCTGTGGGGCCTGTGGGGCCCGTAGCGCCAGTTGCGCCAGTTGCGCCAGTTGCGCCGGTGGGGCCCGTAGCGCCGGTATCGCCGGTGGGGCCAGGAGGGCCCGGCGGACCGGTATCTCCAGTTGCACCGGTTGGGCCCGTAGCGCCAGTTGCGCCTGTGGGACCTGTAGCGCCGGTATCGCCCGTAGCGCCAGTTGCGCCTGTGGGGCCCGTAGCGCCAGTTGCGCCTGTGGGGCCCGTAGCGCCCGTAGCGCCCGTAGCGCCAGTTGCGCCTGTGGGGCCCGTAGCGCCAGTTGCGCCTGTGGGGCCGGAGTACGCGACCTGGGCAATGGATACGATTACGCTCGGGTTAGCAGGAACTGTGGCGCTGCTCGGAATATGCTCAAGGCTTACCGCAGTGTCTGCGGCAGTCCAATATAGTTCGAGCCAATCATTCGCATTCAACTCTAGCGTGATTGGCACGGTCATCAGGATCTTGCCGGCAAGTCCCGATTGCAAATGCGGCACAAATACGCGGCTTGCGGAATCCGGAAGTACTGATCCATTCAAAACCCACCACATGGTGGTTTCTACGTCGTCGTTATTGTCGGTGTTGGAAAACTGCGCCGAGAACTGGATTGTGTAAGTTCCCGCTGCTGCAACAGTCATCCGTTTGCCGAGCGACAGCGTGACGTTGAAATTATTGGGATCAGCAGTGCCGATACTGACCACTTGCGACGCGGAGGCTGTGGTGAGTGCTTGATCGGTGTTATCCCAGAATGCACCCCAATTTGCCACGGTGCCGCCCACGCCCGTAGCGCCCGTCGGGCCCGTGGGGCCGGTATCACCCGTGGGGCCCGTAGCGCCCGTAGCGCCGGTCGCGCCGGTCGCGCCGGTCGCACCCGTGGGACCGGTATCGCCCTGGCCGCCCGTGGGGCCCGTGGGCCCGGTGGGGCCTTGGCCGCCCGTGGGGCCCGTGGCGCCCGTAGCGCCAGTTGCGCCCGTAGCGCCAGTCGCGCCCGTAGCGCCAGTTGCGCCCGTAGCGCCAGTTGCGCCGGTCGCGCCGGTGGGGCCCGTGGCGCCTTGAGCCCCTGTGGGCCCCGTGGGGCCCGTGGCGCCCGTAGTGCCGGTGCCAGTGGCGCCGGTGGCGCCCGTAGCGCCGGTGGCGCCTGTGGGGCCCGTGGCGCCGGTGGCGCCGGTGGCGCCGGTCGCGCCCGTGGCGCCGGTATTACCTTGCCCGCCAGAGGGCCCTGTGGGGCCTGCGGGGCCTGTGGCGCCCGTCGGGCCCGTAGGCCCGCCAAGTGCACCAATTGCAGACAGCGCGACCTTTTTGCTCACGCCGTTTTGGACGACAACCGTCAACTCACTCCCGGAAAGGGGGTAGGTGGCTGTGCCCAGTTCGCTAATTGAACGGTCGGCCATGTTCTTCTTTCTTAGTACTTAATATCGCCAGAGGCCCCGGCGTCGGGCGGGTCTCCATCAATGAAATGAGAGTCGCCGGCATTGTTGGGGTTGCCCTCCATGACAAGGTGCCGGTTATCAATACCAATGAACACGTCAGGTCGCGGGTGGCGCAACGCAATGTTTTCTGTCTGTCGGGCCGGCAAGCGCCAGGGATCGAATTGATCCCGGTCGTTCTTGCACACCCGCATCCCAGGGAAGTTGGGATCGGGCATCAGATCCACGTAGGGATACTTGATGTTGCAGCGATCGCAGATCCCTACAGACAGTACCGAGTTCCCACGTGTATCCAGGTAGATCGACATATTAGTTTCCGCTGCCCGCTTGAATGACTGCGAACGAGGTAACGCCCGTGCCGGTTTGCACAACACGAATGGCCGTGACCGGGAACGAGTAGGTGCCGGTTGCAGACACGAGCTTGCTCGTCAGGTCCGGATGCGGAACCCAATCTGCGGTGGATGCAGACCACCCAGGCGCGTAAATGTCGTCATACGTGGCCTGCACGGTGTACGTGGGCGCGCCAGAGACAACCACCGCACGCACCGACACATTGAACGGCGAGATGAGGGTGTCCATCACCACGGGCGTCGAGTCCGCCGCATTGGTGACCGAGAAATAAACTGGGGTCATCGATTGCTCCTGGTTAAATGACTAAAAAGGCGGGGGTTGCCCCCCGCACATTTTTAGCTGTTGGTGTAACCAGAGCCGTACGGGATGATCGTGCCGTCGGGGTTACGCGCCGTGTACACGACACTCAGAACGCCAACAGCACCGGCGCCGGCCGTCCAAGAGACGGTCACGTCGGCGGCGCCGACGTTGGCAGCTTCCGTAGCCGCGGCCGTGGTCGTAGCGGGCGTCAGCGCGCGAATGCCGGCGCCGTCGCTCAACGTGCCGACAACCACGCTATCACACGTCACGTTAGGCGTGGCGGGAGACGTAGCAGCGGTCGTGCCATAGAACGCAACGTCCATGAGGATCGAGCCGGCAGGGATCACGATCGTCGTGGCCGTGCCGCCGGCAACGGCAGCTTGGCGCGACAGAACGGCTGCGCCAGTTGCGTCAGCAGACGAGCCACCCGCATTGGTCAGGGTTTGGCGCGGTCCGATTCGCAGGGGAGGGGTAAAGGTACTAGACATTTCAATTTCCTTGCTAAGAGGATGCCCCAAAGGTCACTTAGCTGTCTGCCAGGAAGATGAAAGGCAGTCGCAAAGGGGCGGATTCTTCCTATTACTACTTATGCACAAAGGTTAGGCATTTCGGCCCAGGAATTGCTTTTGCGGACGTTTTCCGCGCCAGGGATTACCTGGAGATTGGTCGGCACATGCAGCCCCGAAACAGTCTTACCCTGCAACGGGATGATGTGGTCAACGTGCCAGGGGAACCCAAACATCTGTGTCCTCAGTGCCGCCAGTTCGTAGGCCTGCTCCATCATCCACAGATCGTCGTCAGTCAGCCACGCCGGCGTGCGCATGAGCTTTGCGGCTTGTCGTCTTCGGGTTCTCGCCAAACGCTTGTGTGGGTTGTCTTTGTCAAACCGGTTTAATCGTTCAAGATCGGCTTTTTTAACGTGGGGTTGTTGACTCCACGTTCTTTTTGTAAGAAGTAGGCATTCACAACAAGTGCGGTTGCTAAGTCGCCTTTCTGCAACGTGGCCGTGCTTGCATGGCTCGCCCGTGAAGTACCGCGGAAGATTTTGATCAATTGCCTGTTGGCGTGAGATTATTTGCATGTGTATCAGTATAAACAAAAACCCCCCTGGTTGTTAACTCCAGGGGGGTTATTTGCTCTACAGTGGGGAGTGGTTACACGCCCGCGGTGCCGTAGATGTTGCGGGCGTCGTGCCAGCCCGTGGCGTACCGCTCGGTGGCCTTGTAGCGCATCGAGTCAGTCTCAAAGTCCCCTTCCATAGATTTCTCCATAGGACGACGCATCACGAGCATCAGACCGTTCTCCGCATCGGTCTGCACCCACCATGCCTTACTGGACGACAGACGGGTCACCACGTGGGTGCCCTTCGGCAGCATACCAGTAGACTTGATCGGGTTCAGATCGTTGTCGGCGGTGCCGCTACGCAGAACCGACTTCAGGATCACCTCAGCCTGGAATTCCAGGGCAGGAGGCACCACCAACTGCTCCGCACGCAGACGGATACGCTTGCCGTTGTTGTCGATCGCGCCGCGGATCTGGATCAGGATCTGCTCCACGGACGTTTGCGACAAGTTGGCGGCAGTCGTCAGTTGGTTGCTGTACGTCAGACCGTTAGCCACGGGGTGAGCCGTGTTAACGAGCGTCACGCCGTCGCCACCCACGTAACCGGGGGTGAACGCGAAGTTCAGCAAGTTGGCGCACAGGGTTTCCTTGGTCTCAATCATGGACTGAGCAAGGTGCTTGGCGAAGGTGCTGCCGATACGGATGTGATCACCGTCTTCCATCAGAACCTTGGTCAGGGCATAAGCCAGACCATAGATTTGATAGATGAATCGGGTGATGTACAACGTACCGCCCTGGTCATAAGAGACCGGGGTGCCGTCAGGCATGGCCGGAGCGGCATTCATACCAAACAGCATCACTTCTTCGTGATAGTTACGGGGGATGCCTTGGATCTGCTCGACGAATCCTTTCCATTCATCGTCGCGCTGCTCGTAGACACCATCAAAGACTTCGTTGATAATCGGTTCGACTACCGCACGAAAGTCAGTACTGCGCATCGGGGCTGCCATATGCTACTCCTTTCGTATTAGATGAGAACCGTCGGGTAGACGAACTGGTGGTTAGCGATCTGAACCTGGACGATGGTTTTAGCATCACCCCAAGCATTCAGTTCGCCGGTCGGATAGGCCACTTCACGGCCCAGGCCAACAACGCGCACTTGGCCCTGAGCGCCCGAAGCCTGCGAAGCGGCTGCGAGACCCATGGTCGAGAAACCCGCGCCGCCAACACCAATCGAGGTGCCGGAAGCAGGCGTGTAACCCGCGGTCGTGTCGAAGTTGTACTGGAAACCCATCTTGGCCGTCGTCACAGAGCCGTTGGCCTGTGCTTCGTACACAATCACCGGATCCGTCCAGATCCAGAAAACGATCTGGGTGGAGGCGGCGAGCGTTTCGTACGAGGCCCACTTGGCGACGGAGCGACGACCCTGGGAGTCGGTAAACTCCACACCGTCGAACACACCGTACACGCGGCCACTGGCGGCTGCGGCTTCAGCGATCACGAGTTGACCGGAAGCGTTGATCGCCACCGGCTGATACTGGTAAAAAGCCTGACCCGCGATAATGCCGAAGGGGGCACTAAACGTGGTCCCAGTGATGTAGGTGTTGGTGCCGACGAAAGCCGTGGCACGGTCCAAACCACTCGGGTGGTAAACAGGCTTCAGACCAAAGGGCTTGTATGTCGTAGACATATTTTAAGTTTCCTTTGAAAGAAGATTGAAGGGATTAACGGAAGCGAACACCTGAGTTCGCCTTCGCGGCCTCTTTTTCCATTTCCAGAATACCGCCCTCCAGGATAGACCGACCACCTTTGCCCTCTTGCGAGTTGCTTCGGACCGCAGCCGTGATATTGCGCTGATGCTCCAAGGGATCCTCAAGGTGCAGCATGCGCATTACTTCCTGATAGATTTCTTCTGGCAATTTGAAGAGAACCATCTCGTTACATGAAACACAGCCTTCAAACTTGCCTGAGTTCATCTTGCCAAGTGCTTCAAAGCCCTTACCGAGTTCGGCGGCTTTCACTGGCTCATAACCGAGTGCGAGACGTTTGTCGATGCTGTCGTATTGGTTGGTAGTGCTCAACCAACACAGATGAAACCCCGGAATTGCGTTCTGGGGAATATCCGGCAGGGCGCTGTTCTGCCACTTATCACGAAAGGCATCAAGCCTTTCTTTTCGCGCCACATCATCCGCGTTAGCGGTATTTCGATCCCGGACCTCTTGAACGCGCTCTTCCAGGCGATCATCCAGGTCCCGTTTAATTCTGCTGTTCATCTATTAACCCCGCTTCTGTTGCTTGTCATACTCGGTGTAGGCTCGGATCATTTTGTTCCGTTTCGCGGGGTCATCCCACGCTCCGGCATCTTTGATCGCTTGGACGCGCTCCCGGCTAAGGGAGACAGTCGTCGTGGTCCTACCCGAAGGGTTGGCAGTTCGGCTCGAAGCTGTAGTATTCGGCTTCGATCGTGAATTGCCACCCTTTGACGCATACCGATGGGGCAATCGTGCTGACAATCGGCTATCCAGTTCGTCCCAGTACTCCGGGTCCGCAGGATCCCAACCGTCAGCGGCTAGTTCGTTGTCAATCACCTTGGCGATGCGACTGTCAGTGTCGCGCGCCTGGGGGTCGTACCATTTGTTTCGTGACAGCCAGGAAGTAGCATTGTCGCGGACAGTCTCAGCGGCCGGATTCGGCACATTCTGCGGAGGCCGCTTTGCCACCTCAAGCTGCTGCTTCTTGTAGGCCTGAATCTGCGCGAGGCGATTCTTGGCTTCCTGCAACTGGTCAAGAAACTCAACTTGCGCTTCAGCGTTGCCCTCTTGCGACGCCTGAAGCAACTTCATCTTGGCATATTCGACACGAGTTGCCTCGTCTTCGAGTGCCTTGTCAACCTGAGCGAATTGGTACGACGTTGCCGTCGATTCAACCGCGGCCAGTCGTCGTGCCAGTTCCTCGTTGCGCCGCTCCAGGGCGCTAATCTTGTGCTTTGCCGAAGCCTCGCGCTGCTTTGCCAGATCCTTCTTCAGCCGGCGCTCTTCGCGGCGGGCTTCACGGATTCGTTCGCGCTCGTCTTCAGTCTCACCGTCGCCGTCGTCATCATCAGAATCGACTTGGCCGCCTTCGGCCTTTTCTTCTACATCGTCGTCGTCCTGCTTATCTTCGGCAAACGGATCATTCTCCGCCTCGACGGCCACCAACAGGGTGCCGTCTTCCTGCTCCTTAACGGGCAGGTCCTTTTCAACCTTGTTTTCCTGAGCCATAACTTTCTTTCAAAGTCTTAATCTACAAAGGCTTTCATCCGCTGCGCATACTCGAAATTACGAATGCGCGAGATGACTTCCCTGGCCTGGATCGTGATGAACACCACCGGTGCGCCACCATCTTCAGGGTTTACCACGAAACGATCGCCGCCATACTTGATGGTTCGGACCAGATCACCGACATTGCACCAGGGGCCCTCGGGCCACGGCTCCATAGTGTCGGGACTCTTGTACGCCAGGGGACCGATCTGGACCACCTTGGCTACAGTCTCGTTAAACCGCAGGGTTTCCCTGGTTTCTTGCACCAGGATAATTCCGCCTTTGCTTGCAACCTTTTCCCGGCGCAGTTGCACCAGTACTCGATCGCCTGCTACATCAATGCCCGGGTCAACTTCAGGGAAGCATTCCGCTTCCGATCGCAGATCCGGTTCTTCCTTCTTGGACAAGTCATATGCCATACGGCATTACCTCCGGCTATACAGCCTCTTCGTCATTCTCCGTCAGAATATCGTTGATAATCATTAACGCTTGGTCGAGACCTTGCGTTTTTCCCACCAGACGCTGATACTTATCGAAAGTATCGACGCCGGTACCAGATGCCACGGTCGCTTCTAGTATCTTCTTAGCGTCATTTACACGACGCAAAATTTCAGAGACTACATCTCTCATAAATGTACAAATGCAAGTAATCGCTCACTTCCGCCCCACCGGGGCGGAAATTTTTTAATACAGCGATCCGGACGTGCCGCGCAGATTGTTGAAGGGGCCAATCTTGCCGGCCAGACGCAGCTTGGATTGAGCGGCGCCCTTCTTCCAGTTATTGTCACGATGCGAGCCGGACGCGCCGGAATCGATCTTGGCGGCGGGACCGCCACCGCTCGACAGCTTGCCAGTCTCTTGGTAGGTTTGGCGGAAGCCCTTGAGATTTTCGTCAGCCATTAGATTTCTCCTGTGGGGGGTTGGGGTTGTGGTTGGGGTGTGGCCTGTTGGACCATAGCCTGTTGGTGCTGTTGATCGGCCAAGGCAGCTTGCCTTTCCGTCTCGATGGCCGATCGCACCATATCGGCTTGCTCCTTCATCACAGCCTGCTCCGTACGGATGCCATGCTGCCGAATGTCCTGCTCTGCCGCCTGGAGGGCCTGGAGCGCGGACATATCCTGCTCGTGGTCCAACTGCTGCGACAGAACGTCCTGCTGCGCGCCGGCGTTGATCATGGCAACACGCTCACGCGAGGTGTTGTTGAGCGCGGCCGTAGCGATGTTGGTGGCGTTGCGCTGCGCATCGACCGTCGATTGCGTCTCGTACTTGGCTTGCAGTTCCTGAACCTTGCGCTGCAACTCGGCCACCTGGAGCTTGAACTGCTGCTCTTGCTTCTGGACCTCGGCCTGCATGCGCGTCTGGAACTCCTGCGCCTTACGCTGCGTCTCCGCCATCTGCGTCTTGATCAGGGCCTGGGCCGTCGGATCCGCGTTGGCGGCCTGCTGTGCCGCGGCCTGCTGTGCCTGCTGCACCTTCTTCACCAGTTCGAGGATCTGCGGCTGATCTTCTTGGAAGACCATCTGCGAGTCCTCTGACACCATCATGGATGCAAGCGCCAGGGCCTGCTGATCCTCTTGCGACAGGGGCTTCTCCTGGTTCAAGCGCATCGAGTCTTCACCACCGGCAGCTTGCGCCACATACTGGCGCATCGACTGCAAATAATGCAGCGTCAAGTGTTGCTTGATGTGCTCCAGGACATGCGGCGTGAATGCCGGACCGATGAGCGGGCTGCCCCCGTAATTGGGGTCCTTTGCATACGACAAGTGAACCTTGAGGTGTGCCAAGTGGTCCTGATCAGGGAAAGCCGCCGCGGGACGGCCCATGGACATTGCTACGTTCTCCAGGGCCGGGTTGGCCTCTTTGATACCTTCTGGATCGGGCAAAATCTCATTGATGGCAGGAACTTTTAGCTGCTTCAGAACACGTCGGTGGGCAGCCCGCAAATCGTACAACTGGGGCGCAGAACTTGCCATCTGGAGCACGGCTTGTGCCTGGGCAAGACGCTGCGTTTCAGAGAAGATGTTCGGGTCGGAGACCGGCCGCACATCGTTGTTGGAAGCAAAGTCGCGTACCTCAATCTCGGAGCCGGACTCGTTGTCCATGTCTTCGAGGTACCAGTGGTTGATGCGCGACAGGATCTTGAGCGACTTGGCTTGGCTGCGGTGCAGGCGAGCATGGATGCTCGAAAACACCTTCGCGCCTTGCTCGATCAGTGCCTGGGTCGTGCCCACCGGCGTGTTCGCGTTGGCGTCGCTGATCTTCTCTTCGGCCGTCGTGACAACGCCCTTGGCCGCATCAGTCAGCCACCCCAGGAGGTTGAACAGCACGCTCGAAGGCGGATTGAACGGCAGCGGCATCGCCAACTTGCGCACGTCATCAACACCAGGAGCGCCCTCAATCTCTAGTACTTGGGTAGGCTCGATTCGATCAGATTGTCCAGAAATGCGTCCACCCTTGAGCTTGAGCATTGTCTGGCTGTTGCTAATGTGTGCTGCATCCAGGAGAGCACGAAGGGCGCCAGTGAGAGCGGCAGAAAGACCACCAATGAGATGAGGCAAGCCGATAGCATAT